TACTAGCATAAGTATATTACTTGGAGAGGGGAACAATCCCCTCTCTAATATAGGAAAAAATTATGGCAATAGCTGGAGCAATTAAGGTAGGAAAAAAAATAGTTGGCAAAGCTATTAGTGCTGCCAAAAAGAAAAAAAAAGATTTAGAAAAAACAAAAGTTGGTAAAAAAGTTAAAGAAACTGTTTCTAAAGTAGCTGATTCAAAAACTAGTAAAAAAGCTATTAGTGCAGCAAAACAAACTGCTGGAACTGCTGCTGGAATAGGTGGTGGTATATTAGCTGGTGCAACTGCTGGTGGAGCTGCTGCTGGAGGTATAGCTGCATCACAAGCTGGTAAAGTAGTTAGACCAGCAATAGATAAAGTTAGATCAGCAATGGGAAAAAAACCTAGATTTAATAAAAAAGGTGAAGAATTTGGAAATGCAATGAAGGACACTATGACAGGTGGACTTGTTGGTGGAGCTGCTGCGGCAGTTGGTACATTAGGATTAGCAGCTTCTGTAGCTGCAAGTGCAATAACTCCTGATAAATTATATAAACAATCTAAATTACCTGATGGCAGATTTTCTACTGCATTTTCTGATGGAGGTAAAAATTCTGTATTTTCAAATACACAATTATCTTCTAAACAAGTAGATGAAGTAAAAGCAAAATTAGCTATGTTAGAAGCTATTGTTACTGGAAATAATCCAAGTGGTCAAAGAAAAGAATTTTTAAATACTGTTGTAGAATTAGCAACAAAATATGGAGTTACAAATATAACTGGTAAAAATCTTTCTATTCAAATTCCATCAGCTAATGTATTGGTACAAAAAAAAGGACAGTACCAAAGACCAGCTCCTTAATGTATGGCAGTAACCAAAGTAGATATAGCTTCAAGAGCTTTAGTAATGATAGGAGCAAATCCTATTTCATCATTTACTGATGATACTACAGAAGCTCTTGTAACTAATACAATATATGAAGAAGTAGTTGAATCTACATTAACTAGACATAATTGGAGATTTGCAACAGGACAACAACAGTTATCTTTGTTAGCAGATGCACCTACTGGTAGATTTGAATACGCTTATCAAATACCTTCTAATCCTGAATGTTTAAAAATATTATCAGTAACTTCTAATGATGCGTTATTACGATATCATAGATACGAAGATAAAATATATTTAGATGGTTTTGGATCATCAACTACAGTTATTATGGATTATGTATTTAGACAAAGCGAAGATCAGTTTCCCCCACACTTTAGATTAGCAGTAGAATATAAACTAGCTAGTATCTTTGGTGGATCAGTAGCAAGAGATGCAGCACTTGTTCGAGAGTTTGATCAATTAAGTGAAAGACAATTATTAATTGCAAAAAATACTGACTCCTCAGAAACTACAACTAAAACACTTTCTACTGATAGATTTATAACAGAAAGAAGAAGCAGTCGTAGTGGACTTGTAGTCAGTTAATGCCTAGAAAAATTAGACAAGTATATACAAACTTTTCTTCAGGAGAAATTAACAATCTCCTTAATGCAAGAACTGATGCTAAAGCATATTTTGAAGGTGGTAAACAAGTACGCAACTGGTATTTATTAGATGAAGGTGGAGTAATGCGTAGACCAGCTACTGAGTATATGGCTACAATGCCTGCCGAATGTAGAATAATGCCATTTATATTTTCTAATGATGAAGTAGCTATATTTGTATTATCTAATAACAGACTAGATGTTTACAATTCTAGTGGAGCAGTAATACAATCTAATATTACTTCTAATTGTAATTGGACTACTGCACAGTTATTTGAATTAAATTTTGCACAGTTTGGTGATACAGTTTTTTTATGTCATAGAGAAAATCCTATAAGAAAAATTACAAGAGCTTCTGCTAGTTCTTTTAGTGTAGCAGCTTATGCTTTTGAAGAAGATGATACTGTAACTGTAAATGGTATAAATAAAACTACACAACCATTTTACAAATATGCTGATAGCACAATAACAATAACACCTGGCGCAACTACTGGAAACAGCGTTACATTAACTGCTAGTGCAGATTCTTTTGTATCAGGACATAATGGAACATATTTAAAAATTGGTGGTAAACAAGTTAAGATTGTAGGTTTTACAAATGCAACTACAGTTACTGCTACTATACTAGAAGCATTACCTAATACAGATGCTAATGCAGATTGGTCAGAACAATTAATATCTGCTGTAAATGGATTTCCACAAGCTGTATCTTTTCACGATAATAGATTATGGTTTGCTGGTGTAAGAGATAATCCAGCAGCAGTTATAGCTAGTCAAATTGGAGGATATTTTAATTTTGATTTAGGTACTGGTTTAGCTAATGAAGCTATTAATGTTGCTATTGCAAGTGATACAGTAAACGAAATTAGACATATGATTTCATCTCGTAACTTACAAATATTTACTGATAGTGGAGAATACTATGTACCAGTATCATCACAGTCTGCTGCTATTACTCCTAGTAGTATAGCTTTTTTAAGACAAACACCTTATGGAATTAATAGAGCAGCACCAATACCTTTTGATGGAGCTTCTATGTTTAGTCAAAAGAATGGTAAGTCAGTAAGAGAATATGTATTTTCAGATGTTGAACAAGCATATAGATCTACAAGTGTATCTGTATTAGCTTCTCATTTAATTGATTCTCCTAAACAATTATCTATGATGACAGGTAATGAAACTAAACCAGAACAGTTTGCTTTTTTTTTAAATAGTGGAACTAATGAAGATGGTAAACTTGCAGTCTTTCATTCTATTCGTGATGAAAAAATTGCTGGTTGGACTATGTGGGAAACACAAACTGGAGATAAGTTTCATAGTATTACTGCATTAAATGATAAATTATTTGTAATAGTTAAAAGAGTTGTACCTAGTGGTACTAAATATTTATTAGAAAGATTTGCTAATGATGATGCTATTACTCTTGATTGTTCTACTACAACAACAGTATTTCAAAAAGGAACACCATTAGTTAAAGGAGCAAGTCAAGCTACTGATCAAAACACTTTAGTTGTTGATGGTTTTAGCACTGCTCCACAAATACAAGAAACATTTACAATAGCTGGAAATGCAGCAGAATATACTATTACTGCTGTATCTGCTGGAGCTTCTCAACACACATTAACATTAGATAAAAACCTTGCAGCTGTACCAGCCGATAATGCAGTTATTACATTAGTAGATGGATTTTTACATACAGTAAATTCTATTTACGAAAACACCGATACAGTATTTGCAGTATTTGGTAATGGCTCATTAGGTGAATTTACAGTAGATTCTAATAGCAGAATAACATTAACATCTGCACCATTTCCTACTGGAGTAAGAGTTGGATTTAATTATACACCTATATTAGAAACAATGTCTGTAGATAAAGAAATAGATACTGGACCACTTACAGGTCAACCAAGACGAGTTAATAAAGCTATTGTAGATATATCTGGTGGTTTAGATATAACAATGAAAGCTCAAGATTTAAATTCTAAAGAGTTAGTAATACAACAAGCTGGGTTTACTTCTGGTACAGATATAACTGCAGTTACAGCAAAAAAAGAATTTAATTTTTTAGGTTATAGTAAAAGTCCTACAATTACTATTAGCCAAAACGATCCATTACCATTAAAGGTATTAGGAATAGCTATGGAGATACAGTTTGCGTAATGGGTGCTAATTCAGGAACATTATTTGCAGCTGCAGCAATAGTAAGTGCAGTAGGTACAGTTGCTAGTGTGCAATCTCAAAGAGGAGCATTATCAAGAGAAAATTACAGAATTGAAACAGAAAAAAAAATGGCTGCACTACAAGCATTAGAAGAAGAAAATGCAAGAAAAAGAGCTTTAAATGAAACAATAGCTAATAATTTAGCATGGCAATCTATATCAGGATATTCAGATGAAAGCAGAAGTTTTTTAAATATAAATACACAAGCAAAAAATATAGCTAATAAAGATATAGCTAATATAAGATTAATGGGAAAAAATATTCAAAACAAATATAGTTCTATGCTGTATGAAAATAAATACAAAGAAAATGATTTAGTATTTGGTGGGTATGTATCTGCAATAAGTGAACTTACTACAGGTTATGCTCAATATGATTATTATAAACCACCTAAAAAAACAGTAACATAACATGGCATTAACAACAGGTAAAAGACAAGTACAAGCAACAGCTTCTTCAGTAGCTAATAGAATGGGTGTAGTACCAGCTTATGGTGGAGATCCAGTTTCTACAATAGCAAAAGTTGCTACAGAAAAATTAGATTTTTTTGCTAAAAGACAAGCGTCATTAGAAGAAGCAAAATATAAAGCTGATTTAGAAATTAAAACATCTAAATTTATTAATGATAAATCAAGAGAATTTTTTAATGATCCAAATTCTTTTACAACAGCAACTGATAGTTATATTGAATCATTAGTAAATGAAGCTCCTACAAGATATAAATCTTGGACTAAAAGCATGATTTCAGGAAAAGCTATTAGAAAAGGTGAAACAATATTTGCTAATAGAATTAAACAAGATCATGATGATGCTATTAAATTATTAGATGCAAGAGCAAGAACGCATAATGAAGAAACTTTAGAAGATTTATTTGATTTAGCTACTGTAAGTCAAGGAGATCCTGAACTTAGAAAAGATTCTACTTTTACAAATAACGTAGATAATTATCATAAAAATACATGGCTGCCTAAAATGTCAGAAATGTATAAAAGTCATTTAGAAGTTTTTAATGCAGCATATCCTGAAGATAGAAATAATATGCTTACACCACAAGAATTTTTAAGAACAATGCAAATTTCTTTTGAACAGCTAAGATTAAATACAAAAGTTAAAAATATAATTGATACTACAATGTTAGAAATAACTGAAATGGGTGGAGATTATCAAATAGGTAATGATAAAATAAAAGAATTAAATTTAAGAATTAGTAAAATGTTAAATGAAGAATATATGAAAAGTCCTCAAATAGATATGCTTGATGGTAAAGCTACTTTAGTGAATACAACTAAAGAAGAAAGAGGACAAATAATTTCTAATGCTGAATCATTTATGAAAGGTCATTTAAATGTATATAACAATCAATTAGTACAATATGAAAGTGAAAAAAAATTAGCAATAGCAGATCAATTAAATAATGATTTATATAATTTTGTAAATAATCCTGATGATTTTGGAATAATAACTGAATCACAATTAGAAAGAAAAATGATTGATTTAGAATTAGATGATAATGAAAAATTAAATTATCGTAATTCTTATTTTGCAGGACAAATGATTAAAGGAAGTATTGATGAAAATTTACAAAATTTTGTTGGAGATACTAGTGGTATGAAAATGGATACATTTTCAGGTAGATTATTTATGAGTTTAGATCAAAAAGGATATTTAGAAGCATTAGGTGTTAATAATCCAGAAGATTTAAAAAAAATAATTATACAACAACATATTAAAAAAATATTTCCAAGTTTAAGAACAATCGAAACAGAAGATGGCCCAAAAAAAATAATAGTGCCAGGTGTTGATAGTATTGCTGATACTTGGTTAGGAACTGAATCTGTATTTATGCAAGATACAGAAGGAAATACTGTTTTAGATAAAGATCAAAATGCATTAGCTACTGCTAAGTTTAATAAAATGGTTGGTTATGCAAAAATGATGGGTGAGCCAATACCACAACTAACAAGTTTTTTTAATGACATAATGAATATTAATGTAAAATCTGAAACTGATTTAATGAAATTAGATAATGCTGCATATATGGTTAATTATTTTTTAGATACAGATGGTTTTGAATTTATGTTTAAAGGTATAGACAATAATGTAAAAGAAAATATTTTAAAATTACAAGAGTATCATAAATTACGTCATGCTGATTTTGATAGATTAACAAGAGTAGATGTAGCACAAAGTTTTTTTGAAAGTCTTAAACCTAAAGAATCTACAAGAACTGGACAAATTAAAATAGCTATGGATAATTTTATTAATTATGGAGAAGAAGGTGATGATAGTGCAGATCAAATAAATTTAACAGAAATGGTAGATGAATATATAAAAAAATATCAAGATAATAGAGTAGCATTTACTCCTGTAGCAATGATACCAGTACCAGTTTTTACTTCATTAGCTTCTGGAGAAATGACACCAATATTAGGTGATTCAGTTGTTGATAGTATGACAGTAGACGCTAATAAAGTAAGAAAAGCTATAAGACCTTATTTAGATATTTATTTAACTAATATGTTTCAAGATGAAAGTTATGTAACTAAACAATCAATTAAAAAAAATTTAAACAAAGCAATGAAATTTATAATGGAAGATTTTGCTAATGATGGATTTAATTGGAAAGTTTTTAGTGGGAGTAGTTATAATGAGTAATGTACAAAGATATGATGTGTTTGATCATTATGGTAAATTAGGTTTTACTAAAAAACAAATACAAGATGATATGATTTTTACTTTGCAAGAAAGAATGGCAAATATGAGTAGTTTGCAAAAAGAAGAATACGGTATTAATGATGATTTTTATAATAGAACAAATTTATTTGATTTATATGATTCTGGAAGAATAATAGCTCAATATGATGACAAATCAACTGAGCCATATCCTACTTATAATTTAAAAGTTGATTTTGATGGAGATGGTGTTTTTTCTGTTTTACATAATCCTGATAATACAGCAGTAAATTTTAGACCTGTTATGGGTGGAGAGTTTGCAGACAAACGATTTACAAGAGATGCTTTTTTTGATGAATATTTTAAAAACGAATATGAAACTATGGTATCTGCTATGCCAAGTGATGTAAGAGATTTTTTAACTGTTAAACCTTGGGCTAATACTTTTTTACAAAATATGATAACTGGTTATTCTAGATTTGCAGAATTTGATAGAGAAGTTACAGAAAAATTTGCAAACTTTATTGATGATTTTTCTAATCAAGAAAATAAAGTTGGGCCTCCTAGTGTATTTAAAAAAATAGTAAGAAGTGTTTTTGAAAACACAATAGGTTTTGACGCTAATAAAGATAGATTAGAATATGAAGTACAACAAGCACAAAAAGAATATATTGAACAAACTAAATTAAATAAAGTAAATGAAAATAATTTTATAAGCAATCCTTATTTAGCTCATATATATAAAAATGAAGGAGCGTTTAGTAAAATAGTTTATGATCCTATGAATAAAAATACATCTTATGAACATTTATCAAAAATGGAAAATGGAAAATATGTTAATGATCCAACAATAGGATTTGGATTATCTTTAAATGATAAATGGGTAACTAATCAATTAATTAATAAAGGATATAATATTGATTCATTATTAAAAGGTGAACAACAATTAAAAAGATCAGATGGTATGGATATATCAGTTAATTACATGAATATTAAAAAAGATGATTTAGTTAATTTTTTTGGTGAAGATTTAGCTAAACCAGAAAATAGTTATTTAATGATGGCTTTATTAGATTTAAGTTATTTAAGTGGTTTTAATGTAGATGGAAGTTTTATTGGAGATAGAATGAAATCAGCAGTAAAAGGTGCTTTAACTGCAAAAACAACAGAAGAAAAATTAGGATATTTAGGAAACTTTTCTTCTTATATTCCTAGTGATTTATTAGATAAACCATCTGGTAATATATTTGATCTTTCAGATCCCGATGTTCAAGATGTAAAACCATATATTGGATATGATAATGAAAATCAAACTTATAAAATGTACCCTGAATCTACAATAGGACAAGAATTATTTAATGATAGTTCTAGATATATGCAATATAAAGGAAGATTTTTAAATAACTTTGCATTGTTAGAAAAATGGGCGCAAGGTAGTTCTACTGCAGCACCTTTTCCAAAATATGACGATCAATTACCTTCTTTAAAAGAAGATGAAAATATGCCAGTTATAGAAATAAAATAATGCCTGACGTATATATTGCTAATGGTGATCCTTATTATCAAACAGATAATAATATTTACAAACAAGATAAACAACCTACAACTTTTAATTTTGTAAATATAGCAAGAGGTGTTCTTGATGAAAACGTTGTAGCGATTGGTGCAAAAAAATTAGTACAAACAGTATTTGATAATAGACCAGATTTATATAAAGTAGATGTAAGTTACGATCCTTTTTATGATCCACAATTAGCCCCCTATAAAGATTTTATGGGTAACTTTTTACATTCTAAAAGTGAAGATCATACTACATATTTATTAGATAGATTTAAAAAGAAAATGAAATCTATAAATGGAGATCCAGGTTATATAATTGGAAGAATATTTGGAGGTCTTACAGATCCTTCAAGTATATTTATGTTTACCAAAGGTGCTAATCTTTTACTTACTGGTAGTAGATTAAAAAGAAGTGCATTAGGTGGAAGTATTATTGGTGGTGAAGAAGCTATTAAAGGCGCACTTGATGATACAAGAACAGCTGCAGAAAGAACTACTATAACTGCTGCTGGATTTATAGTTCCAGCATTATTTCCAGCAATAGCTAATGGTAAATCTGCTAAAAGATTTGATAAGTATGCAGCTATGTATGATGAACAAGATGCATTTGCTGCTGGTACTACTGGTGCTGCTGTACCAAGAAGTAGCAGAATAATGACAGAAGAACAAATACAAGAAATGAATAAAATAGCTCCTACTGGTTTAGGTATATTTGGTGAGCAAGGCCCATACAATCCTGTATTTAGAGTTATGAAACAAGGAGTAAGTGAAGCTCAAGAAATGATGGAAAGAATGTTAGAAATTCCTTTATTTCAAAATAAAAATTTAAAAGATATTATAAGTAGTCCAACTGTAGAACGTAAAATTAAAATGCGTTATGCTCCATTAGTTGTTACTACTACAAAAAAAATAGAAGCTGCATATAATAGTTATTTAGCTAGACAAGGAGCTAAAAGTCAAAATATTTTAGAAAGAGGTTTTGATACAAAATTTGTTAAAAACAAAGCATACATGACACCAAAAGAATTTAGACAATCTATTTGGGAATATAAAATGGGTGCAAGGTATGGAACACAAACAGTATTTGATGAAGATGTAATTACTGCATCAAAAGCTATTGATGATTTTTATAGAACAATAGGTAAAGAATATGACACTTTACAAATACCACAAAAAGCAATGCAAAAACATATTGATTTTTTACAACAAATTTTAGCTAAAACTAAAAATCGTAAAAAAAGAGAAGATATGATTTTACAAATTGCTAAGATGGAAAAAAGATTAGAGTATGTAAAAAAGAATGGATCATTAATAGATAATTATATTAATGTTGTTTATCGTAGAGATGTTATTGACGCAAACTTTGATAAGTTTGTAAAAACTTTAGGAATGGCTTTACGAGAAAGAAATCCAGCAATTACTCAAGATGAAATATTAGATATTGCAGAAGGATTTAAAGGATATCAACCTGTAATAGCTATGCCTAATTTAGCAGATGAATTAAGAATAGCTGCTGGTAAAGGAACTTCGGCTGATATTGATGGATATATAGAAAAAATAAATAAAATATCTAATAGATTTAAACAACGACAATTAAATATTGACTACAGACATTTATCAAAAGAAGGTTTTATTGAAACAGATACACAAACATTAAATAAAATGTATTTTAACCAAACAATTCCTGACATTGAAATTACTAAAGCATTTGGTGATCCTATGGGATTTGGTACAAATTATATTCCAAAACAAAATCAAATGGGAATACAACAAATTGCTGAAGTATATGATGAAATGATTATAGCAGCTAAAAATCCAAAACAAGCTGCAGCATTAGAAAAACAAAAAAATAAAATATTAAAAGATTTAGATGCTGGTATTCATTTACTTAGAGGAACATATGGTTTGGCAGAAGATCCTAATAGATCTGTTAGCAGAGGTATTAGATTAATGAAATTATATAATGCTATGACTATGCTTACTGGAATAGCACAAACAGTAGATGTAGCTAGATTAGTAATGATAAATGGTATGGGTAAATCTTATAAAATTTCTTGGGATTTATTAACAAGTGGTTACTTTAAAGAAATATATAAAATGAATTTAAAAACTACTCAACTTGGTGGTGAATCTTTAGATATGTTTGCTAGTACAAGAGCTATGGCTATGTATGGTTTAGATGATGCTTTTGGTGTGTTTAATAAATTTGAAAGAGGAGCTAGTAGCATGGGTAATTTATATTTTACTTATTTAAATTTATCTAACCCTTGGAACACAGCAGTAAAAAATATTGCGTCATTATATAATGGTACAAGAATATTTGATACAATAGAAACACAAATACTTACTGGCAAAATATCTAAAGTAAATATGGCTAGATTAAGAAGTATGGGTATTAGTGATTCTATGGCAAAAAGAATTTATAAACAATATACTAAATATGGTTATGGAAAAAATGCTAGAAAATGGAAAGAAAATGGAGATACATATAAATCATTAAGAGTAGCTAATTCTGACGAATGGGTAGATAAAGAAGCTGCAGAAGTTTATCATCAAGCAATAGGTAAACAAGCTAATATTGATATTGTTACTCCAAGTAAAGGTGATGTGCCATTATGGGCAAATACTGAAATGGGTGGATTACTTACTCAATTTAAAAAATTTGGTATGGCAGCAACATCAAGAATATTATTAAGAGGACTACAAGAAAAAGATGCTAATTTCTTTAGTGGAGTATTATTATTATTAGCTGCTGGAGCTGGTGTAGATGCATTTAGACAAAGAGCATTTAATAGAGATTATTCTAAAAAACCATTTGGTCAAAAAATTGTAGATGCATTTGATAGATCAGGATTAGGTGGTATTTATTCTGATATTAATAATGCTATTGAAAGATTAGGTAATAATGAAATAGGATTAAGACCATTATTAGGAGCTAAAAAACCTTATGGTACTTATAGAGATATATTTAATAATCCTGTACCAGATGTTCTTGGACCTACTGCTAGTCAAATAGCTAATATATCAGATATAATGTGGACATGGGGTAGTGGTAAGTATAACCATCATACAGCTAGGAATGTGCGTAGACTTTTACCGTTTCAAAATGTATGGTTTTTAGATTCATTATTTGATGAGATAGAACAAAAAGGGCTTAGATGAGTATTACAATATCAGCAACAGATCCTAGAGTACAATATACTGCTAGTGGTGGTCAAACAGCATTTAGTGTACCATTTGAATTTTTTGCCGATGCAGATTTAGTAGTAATAAAAACTTCTGGTGGAACAGATACTACATTAACTTTAGCTTCTAGTCCATCTAGTGCTGCACAATATTCTGTAACTGGTGCTGGAGCTAGTGGTGGTGGTAATATTACTTTAGGTGGTGGAGCTACTGTAAATGATAAATATACTATATTTAGAAATTTAAGTATTGCTAGATCAACTGATTTTCCAACATCAGGTACATTCCCAATAGAAACATTAAATACAGAATTAGATAAACTTGTTGCAATGATACAACAAAAAGGAGTAGATATTAAACTATCTCCTAGAGCTTCTTCTTCATCATCAACTGCATACAATTTAATATTCCCTGAGTTAGTAGCTAACAAAGTATTATCGGTTAATTCTTCTGGTAATGCTATTGAGTTTAGTCAATCAATTACTGACGTACAAGCTGTAGCTGCAATAGCTTCTGATGTATCGGCTGTGGCTGCAATAGCAAGTGATGTAGCAGCAGTAGAAAATATTGCGAGTGATGTATCGGCTGTTGCCGCAGATGCTTCTGATATAGGTGCTGTAGCTGGAAAAGCTACCGAGATTGGAAGATTAGGTACTTCTGATGCAGTAGCAGATTTAGCAATACTAGGTACTTCAGCAATCGTAACTGACATGGATTTATTGGCAACTTCTGCCAACGTAACTGCTATGGGTCATTTAGGTACTTCTGCTAATGTAACTGCTATGGGATTACTAGGCACAAGTGCTGTTGTAACCGATATGGGTTTATTAGGTAATGCTGATGTAATTGCTGATATGGCTCTACTCGGTAACTCTGATGTTATTGCTGATATGGCAATCTTAGCAACATCAGATATTGTAAGTGATCTTAATACTCTAGCAACAAGTGATATAGTTTCTGACTTAAATACCCTTGCTACCTCAGACATAGTATCTGATATTAATACTTTAGCTACCTCAGATATAGTTTCTGATTTAAACACTTTAGCAACAAGCGACATAGTTACTGACCTAAATATTCTCGGTACTTCTGCCAATGTTACAAATATGGCAACACTTGGAGCAAGTGGCGTAGTTGCAAATATTGCAACTGTTTCTGGTTCTATAGCTAATGTTAATACTGTTGCGTCAAATGTAAGTGGCGTTAATAGTTTTGCTGATAGATATAGAGTAGATTCAAGTGACCCAAGTTCTAGTTTAGACGCTGGTGATCTTGCCTTTAATACTTCTTCAAACGTTCTTAAATATTATGATGGTTCGGCTTGGCAGACTATAACTGCTGACACAGACGTTAAAACTAAGGTTAGTTCTAACGATTCTACTGCTGGTTTTTTAAATGGTAAACTTGTTGCTGGTGACAATGTGACGTTTACAGAAAACAACAATGGTAGTAATGAAACTCTAACAATCGCAAGTGTAGACAATAGTGTAAGCATGGCGATTGCCCTCGGATAGAAAGGAGAATATGGCTAACACATTTAAAACTGTAACTTTTGCGGCAGAACCAGCTTCGGCTGGAACACCTTATACAATGTATACTGTAGCTGGTAGTACTACTTCTGTTATTCTTGGTTTACGTCTTACTAATATCCATACTACTTCTGTATCTGTTGAAGTAGAATTGGTTAGTGATACTGGCAACCGAAATGGTAATAACAACGTAGCTAACGGAACAGCATTTCTTGCTAAAGATGTAATCATCCCAGCAAAAAGTTCACTTGAGATATTAGCTGGAAGCAAAATTGTTATGGAAACAACTGACATACTTAAAGTTGATTGTTCGGTAGCAGATAAAGTTTCTGGTGCATTATCAGTTATGGAGATTACTTAAAAGTGACCTACATTGGACAACAACCTAGCACTACTTTTGATAGTGGTATTCAAGATCGTTTTACTGGTTTAACAACTAACACAGTAACTCTTACACATGACATATC